AGGGATTAATATGAGTAAAGGAAAATTAGTAGGATATGTAATAACAGATAGTAATGTGAGTCCTTGTGGAACTAAAATAAGTTACGGGGCAAAAGACCAATATCAATTGTGGGAAGCATATTCAACTCCACAATTAAATAGATATGGTGAAGATATTGGAGAAAAAACATTAGAATTCTATTGTATAGAAACTAATGTAGAAGAAAAAGAGTATGGAAACCAATATAAAGATTTACCACTTTTAAGAAGTTGGGAATATAACATTTATAGAGAATTGTTATAAAAATATTGGAAAAAATAACAAAATATAGTATAATATATAATGTAAAAGTAATATTATAGGAAAGTTCAAATCAAAATAAAAAAAACAATTAAATATAAATTAAATGTTGGGAAAGTTCTAATCGCATTTATTAAGGATATTTAGATTTTAGGAAGTCTATTTATTTTTACTAAATGCGATTTTTTTATTTCAGGAGGAAAAATGAAAGAATTAAAAATAATTAATAAAAAGATAGAAGAAATAAAAGAATATGAAAATAATGCTAAGGAACATCCAGATTGGCAAATAGACCAAATAGCAAATTCTATAAGAGAGTTTGGATTTAATGATCCAATAGCAATTAATGCAGATAATCAAATTATAGAGGGACACGGAAGATTATTAGCAGCCAAACAATTAGGATTAATAGAAGTACCTTGTATTGTTTTAACAGGACTTACAGAAATTCAAGAAAGAGCATATATAATTGCTCACAACAAAATTACAATGAACACTGATTTTGATTTAGATAGGTTGCAATATGAGATGAACACTTTAAAAGTAGAAAACTTTGATTTAAGTTTAACTGGATTTAGTGACTATGAAACTGAAAATCTATTACAAGAAACAGAAGAAATTAATCTTAATGAATATGTCACAGATGAGGAGAAAAAACCAAAAGAAAAAAGATGCCCTCACTGTGGGGAGTTACTATGAAATTATATTTATCATCTTTAGAAGCTGTGCCATACTTAGAACTATTAGAAAATGAAGTACCTTTATTTCTCTTGGGGAGCTTTTATTATTTAAAAAAAACTAAACCAGAATATCAAGAAAAATATATGAAATTTAAAGATAAATGTAAGGATTTTATGTTAGACAGTGGAGCTTTTAGCTTATTAAATTCAAGTAAAAATCTTAATGAATTTCTTAATAATTTAGATAACTATATTCAAGAATATATCAATTTTATTAATAAATACAATATAAAGAATTTTATAGAGCTAGATATTGATAGTTTAGTTGGATATGAAAAAGTAAAAGAAATTAGAGAAAGAATAGAAAAAGCTACTAATAAAAAATGTATTCCAGCTTGGCATATATCAAGAGGTTTAGAAGAATGGAAGAATTTAACAAAAGAATATGATTATATATCTATTGGAGGAATTGTTACTAAAGAAATAAAGAAAAAAGATTATAAAAAAATACTGCCACAATTATTAAAAATAGCTAGTGTCAATAATTGTAAAGTTCATGGATTAGGTTTTACTGGAAGTAATGTAAAAGAATTTAATTTTTATTCAGTTGATAGCTCAAGTTGGAGTTGGGTAAGAAGGCATAAAAAAATTTCTAAATTTGATTACAAAACTAAAAAAATAGAATATACATTTTTAAGCACAACTCATAGAGTTAAAAGCGATAAAAAAACAGATATAGAATTATCATTACTTTCTATAAAAGAATGGAAAAAATTTCAAGCTTATTTATTAGGAGGAGAACAATGAAAGCATTAGTTTTAAGTAGTGGAGGGATAGACAGTACAACTTGCCTTGCACTAGCTATAAAGAAATATGGAGTAAATAATGTAATTTCTGTATCAATATATTATGGGCAAAAACACAATAAAGAACTTATTTGTGCAAAAGAAATATCGAAATTTTATGGAATAGAACATATAACATTAAACTTAAAAGAAATTTTTAAATATAGTAATAATGCTTTAATGCAAAATAGTACAAAAAAAGTTCCAAAAGATAGCTATGCAGAACAATTAAGAAAAACAGAAATAGTTGATACTTATGTACCTTTTAGAAATGGATTATTTTTGTCAGCTATTTCATCATTAGCATTAGCAATAAATAACAATGAAAGAACAGACATTTATATAGGAGTACATCTAGATGATGCAGCTGGAAGAGCTTATGCAGATTGCACAAAAGAATTTATAGAAACTATTTCAAAAGCAATTAGTTTAGGAACATATGAAAAAATAAAGATAATAACACCATTTGTTTATAGTAATAAAGCTGAAATTGTAAAAGTAGGTTTAAATTTAAAAGCACCATATCATCTAACTTGGAGCTGTTATCAAGGCGGAGAAAAACAATGTGGAGAATGTGCAACTTGTATAGATAGAAAAAATGCTTTTAAAATAAATGAAGCCATTGATCCTGTTGAATATGAGGAGTAACAAATGAATTTTGAAATATTAGGAATAATAGCAAGTTTATTTGTTTTACTATCTTTTATTTTTTCAAGTGAAATAAAAATAAGATTAGTAAATATTGTTGGGGCTTTTTTATTTGTAGTTTATGGAATATTTATAAATGCTTTTAGTATATGGTTTTTAAATCTTATACTTATAGGTATCCACTTAATAAAATTGTTTAGGAGAAGAAATGGAAATAATAAATAAAGAATTTAAATTTGATACTGCTCATATACTACCTAATCATTATGGGCAATGTAAAAATTTACACGGACATACATATAAATTAATAGTTAGTTGCATAGGAGAACACAAAAAAGATTTAAGTTCTGAATGTATGATTATAGATTTTTCTAAATTAAAAAAAATAGTAGAAGAAAATATTATAAATAAGTTTGACCATGCTTTTATTTTAGGTGCAGGAAATGAAGAAGTTGAAAAAGATATAAAAATAGTTTTAATGAAACATAATTTAAAATTTGTTGATTTAGGTTATAGAAGTACAGCAGAAAACATATCAAAATACATTTTTAATAAATTAAAGCCTATTTTAAAGAGTGAAAACATAGAGCTTATTAAAATCACTCTATATGAAACAGAAACATCTTACATTAAGTATACGGAGTTATAACAATGAAAATAGTAGAAATCTTTAAAAGCATTCAAGGAGAGGGAAGCAACTTTGGAAAGCAAGTTATATTTATAAGGCTAGGAAATTGTAATTTGAAATGTCCTTGGTGTGATACTGACTGGAAGAAATATAAAGAATTAACAATACAAGAGATTATGGAAGAAATATCAAAATATAATTGCAAGAACGTAATTATAACAGGTGGAGAGCCTACAATTAGTAATTTAACTCCTTTATTAAAAGAGTTAAAAGATAAAGGTTACTGGATAGCAATTGAAACTAATGGAACTAATAACATTGGTTATGAGTATATAGATTATATTGCTACATCTCCAAAATTTATATACGGATCTAAAATTATAAAATTGAAAAAAGCTAATGAAGTTAGAATAGTCGTAGATACAGATAATAAAATGGACTTTATAACATTTTGTATAAATATTAGGAATAAGATAAAAGCTAAAAAATATTTTTTATCCCCGGTTGAAATAGATGGAAAATTTAAAAACTTGGACCTATTAGGAGAGGTAAAACAAAAGTTAAAAGAGAAAGGAGCAGGAGAATGGGAAATATCAATACAGTTACACAAACTGATGGGAATACAATAAGAGCACAAGAAGGAATAAAAGATTTATTAATAGCTTTAGGAGAGGATTATCAAAGAGAAGGATTAATTGATACTCCAAAAAGAGTAGTAAAAGCATTTAAAGAAATGACATCAGGATATAAAGTAAATGTAAATGAAATATTATCAAAAACTTTTACAAGTGATAATAACAATGAAGTTGAAATAGATAATATTGAATTTAATTCTTTATGTGAACATCATATGTTGCCATTTATTGGCACTGTAAAAGTTAAATATGCTCCAAAGAATGGTAAAGTTGTAGGACTATCTAAAATACCAAGAGTAGTTGAAGCATTTGCTAAAAGATTACAAATACAAGAGAAGATGACAAAAGAAATAGCAGAAGCAATACAAAATAATTTAGATTGTGCAGGAGTATATGTTGAAGTTGAAGCTAGACATATGTGTATGGAACTAAGAGGAATAAAAGCCAGAGGAAGTAAAACAAAAACTATTTATAAAACTGGCTGTTATTTAAGAGGTGATAACAATTGCTAAAAGTAAATATGAAACAGATGTTAAACCAAGGCTTGTAGAGATAGAAGCTTGGAAAAGAGATGGATTAACTGATGAGCAAATAGCCAAAAATTTAGGTATAGCATATTCAACATTTAGAGAATATAAAAATAAATATTCGGCATTTTCGGCAGTTTTAAAAAAAGGTAAAGAAGTTGCAGACATAGAAGTAGAAAATGCACTTTTTAAAAGAGCAATAGGTTACAAGTATAAAGAAGTTATAAAAGAAGTAAAAGAGATAGACGGTAAGAAATCAACATACATAAAAGAAGTTATAAAAGAAATGCCAGGAGATGTAGGAGCACAGATATTTTGGTTAAAGAATAGAAAATCAAGTAAATGGAAAGACAAGCAAGACATAGATATAGAGGATAACAATGTATTTATAACTATTAATGGAGTTAAAAGAAATGGAAATTAATATACAAGCTAATGAGCATTTTATTGATTATCTAAATAACTGGGATAAGAGGTTCTATTACATTGTTGGAGGATATGGAAGCAGTAAATCATATCACACAGGATTAAAACTAATATTAAAAGCTATTCAAGAGAAAAGAAGAATCTTAGTAGTTAGAGCAGTTTACAGAACTATAAAAGAGAGTTGCTTTTCACTTCTAAAAGGGATTATCAGTAATTACAACTTGAATAGATTATTCACATACACAGTAAACCCACTTCATATAAGATGTAGAAATGGGAGCGAGTTTATCTTTATGGGACTAGATGATAGTGAAAAATTAAAATCTATTGATAATGTGGATATGATTTGGATTGAAGAATGTTCAGAAATATCATACAACGCTTTTAATGAATTAAATGGGAGATTAAGAGCATTAGGCAAAGACTTACATATATTCTTAACTAATAACCCTGTTAGTGTAAACAACTGGACCTATGAAAGGTTTATTAAAAAAGCAGGAATAGATGAAGAAGAACTTTATCAAAATAGAATTATGACAACAGATGATACTTATTACCATCATTCAGTTGTTGAGGATAATGCTTTCGTTACTGATGAATATATAAAGCAATTAAAAAATTTTGAAACTTATGATATTGAAAGATACAGAATAGCATATCAAGGAAGATTCGGAATAGTTGGAGAAAGAGTATTTAGCAATATTCAAAAAGCTAGTGATACAGAAGTACAAACAATAGTAAAAGAATTAAGTAAATATGGATTAGGTAATTTATATGATGGCTTAGATTATGGTTTTAGTATTTCTTATAATGCTTTGGTTAGAATGGCTATAGATAGAGAAAATAACGTTTTATATGTTTATGATGAATTATATAACAAGAACTTAATTACAAGCGAATTAATAGGTGCTATGAGTTATATCAAGCAAAAACATAGAGAAATTATTGCAGATAATGCAAGACCTGAAACAACGGAAGAAATAAGGCGAGCAGGTTTTAAGATTATCAATTGTGAAAAAGGTGCAGGAAGTGTATTAGATGGCTTACAGAAGCTCAAGAGTTTCTATAAGATTATAGTTTCTGATAAATGCTCAAATACATATAGAGAACTTACTGAACTATGCCACGAAAAAGATAAAAATGGAAATTACTTAGAGAATAAATTCACATTAGACCCACATACAGTTGATGCTATGAGATATGGACTAGAAAAGTATAAGGCCACTACATTTAAGAATGGAGAAATAAGAAAGCCACTAGGAGTTTAAGAATGGAGAAAGAAAGAATATTAAAAGCATATAAAGAGTATATTCAAACTGATATTCATAGAAATTGTGAAAAATATAGGAAGTTATCAGATGGTAAAAGTGCTGATGTATTTTTTGCAGATGTAAAAGCAAGAGTGAATTTGGAATATATGGGAATAGTAGACAAGCAAGGTTATATAAAATCGTATAGTGTAGATAATAATAGTTTAGTAAGTAATAACAATCATTCACTTAAAGATTTAGTTGTAGGTAATGGATTATTACAAGCAACAACAAGACTTTATGCAGAGTATGCAACAAGTAAGAAGTTAGTAACTAATCAAAAAGATTTTGAACTTATAAAAGATTTTAACTTAGATGATTTACTAGGCAAAACTATGGTTATTCAATCTTGGGCTGGGAGATTGCTTTTAAAAGGAGTTACAGAGTTAGAAAAATTTAGTTTCTATCCAGTAACACCAAAAGATTATTTCCCAATTAGAAATGAATATAATCCAAAGTTAATTGATGGATATGTAATTTATAACTTATCAACAGATGACAAAAATAAAAATACTCTTATATGTGAAATCTATGAGTTAGATAGCATTGAATATAGAGCATACAAAATAAATGATAATTCTATAAGCGAAGCCCCTTATCCTTTTGACTTAACAAAAAATGGAATGGTTGCAGATGGTTTAGGTTATAGAGATAAACAAGCTCAAGGTTGGGCAGTAGTAGAAATAGAAAATATATTTGGTAAAAGTGATTATAATGATGATTTAGTTGGAAATGTAAGGGAGTTAGTTATTGGAGATACATTAACTTCACAAGCATTTCAAAAAGTTGCTAATCCATTATTACAAGTACCAGATAGTGTTGTAGAAGTAGATACAAACGGTCGTAGCACTGTTAGACTAGACGGAAGAGTAATAGTTGTAAATAAAGATGATAAGGAAGTTAAGCAAGTACAATTAGAGACTAAAACTCAAGAATGGAAGTTACAAAAAGAAGATATCAAAAATGATATTTATAAACAATTAGGAGTTAATGATTTAGCTTTTGGGGTTGATTTAGGAGGATCTATTGCTTCTGGAGAAGCTAAAAGAAGAAGTTTGGAAAGAACTATTGCAACAGTAGAAAGCAAAAGAAGTAAATGCATTACTGGAATTAAAAATATAATTCTATGGGGATATAAAAAGCTAAAAGGAAAAGAAATAGATTTACAAATAGAAACACAAGATATTTTGAGTTTATCATTAACAGAAAAAATGGCTATTGTAGTGCTAGGTATTCAAAATAATGTAATGAGTTTAGAAACTGCTATTAAGTTTTTGGGTATCTTAGGAAAGAATGCAGATGAAGAAATAGATCTAATAAAAACTAATGTAACATATCAAGAAAAGCTAATTAATATAATGAATACACTTGCCGGAATAACAAGAGAAGAGCAATTACAAGTTAAACTTGAAGAACTTTCAAAAGATATTATGAAAGATTTAGGACTTGAAGTTAAGGAGGAATAATATATGTTCCCATTAGCACAAGAGAATAAATTAAGGCTTATATTTGAATTTTACACAAAAAAGAGAGTAGGTAGAGCAAAAAAAGCTATAAATAATGGACAACTGCCACTCTTTGAATTAACAGATGATGAGAAAAGAAACATTATAAAAGAATTAACAAAAGTTGCTATTGAAGTGAATTTATCTACCTTTGAAAGTTGGAGAACTTTAACAGATGAAGAACTAAAGAGAACGGATCTAACTGGTGCTAAGTATTGGATAAAGAAAAATTATGATTTATTTAATAATACAACAGTAACAGCAGATAAATTAATGGATATAAGACAACAAAGAATAGTAGATACAATAAAAAATTATAATAGAAATTTAGATGTATTCAAAAATGGAGAAGTACCAAAGTCTACATTAAATGCTTTGAAGCAAGATATAGCAAATAATAGGGCCAGTAAGGAGATTAAAGATATTGTTAAGAGTATAGAGAATGGAACATATACAAATAACGATATTGATAAACTTCAAAAATGGCTCAATAACAGAAATGAGAATCTTGCAAGAAATGAAACAGGGAATTTATATGCTCAAGAATGTAAAGACTTGATGATTGAGAATGGTATTGAACATTTTGTTTGGCACACTATGAAAGATGACAGAGTAAGAGAATCACATGCTGAACGAGAGGGCTTAGTATTTAGTATCAATGATGAATTACCAGGAGAAGATTTTAATTGTAGGTGTTGGGCTGAACCAATTAGATTAAATTAATTTTGTGTGAGAAATTGCATGAGAGGAGAAACAATGGAATTAAAAGACGGAGTTTTAATATTAACAGATGAAGAAAAGAAAATGTTAGGAAGTAATGAGGGTAAAAAATGGCTAACTGATAATAAGTTTATGATTGAAACAGTAAAGGAAGTAGACAAGCCAATTACAGCAGAGGCAGTAACTAACTTTATAAGTAAAAATCAAAGCTTATCAGACAAAATTTATAATGAAAGTGCTATTAAATTCTTAAAATCAAAATTAGGAGATAAGGTAACTTCTGATGATTTAGGAAAAGAAATAGTATTTAAAAATAGTTTTGATGATTATAAAAAGGAAGCTATTAAAACAGCAGTAAGTTTTGGACTAGGAGCAATATCACCTAAATATAGTTCAATGCTTGTGAATGCAGTAGATTTCTCAAAATTAGATATTAAAGATGGAAAGATTACAGGTTTTGATGAGCAAGTTGCAAATTTCAAAACAACTTATCCTGATTTATTTAGTGAAAAGGGAAGCACTACACCAGCATCATTACCAAGTAATCAAGGTAATTCAAAAGTTAAATATGAAGACTTTATCAAGATGTCAGATGTAGAAAAATCAAAATTAACAGATGAACAATTAAAAGAAATTTTAAGAGAAGAATAGGAGGCTATATGTCATATAACAATTTTAAACCAGAAGTATGGACTGAATTAACAAACAGAAACTTAAATAAAGAATTAGTGTTTGGAGCATTAGCAAACAGAAACTATGAAGGGAAAATTGAAAACTTTGGAAGCTCTGTAAGAGTACCAAGTATTGGCTCAGTAACTGTTGGAGATTATACAGGAGCAGATATAACATTCCAAGAAGATACAGGAGCATACCAAACTATCACTATTAATAAAGCTAAATACTTTGCTTTAAAAATGGATGATGTAGACAAGGCACAAGCTATACCAGGAGTAATGGAAGGATTAACAGAACAAGCTATATATGAAATGGCTGATGTTGTTGATATAGAACTTGCTAAGTTGTATTCAAAATGCAAGAACAAAGTTGCAGGAGTTATAGGAACTAACAAAATTACAGATTTAATTATAAATTTAGCAGTGCAAATGGATAAAGACAATGTGCCTACTGCTAACAGATGGTTAGTTGTATCACCAGAAGTTTATGGGCAATTAATTAAAGAAACTCCAACTGTTTCAACAGGAGAAAATACACTTGGAATAAATCAAAGTTACTTTGTTGGAAATTGGGGAGGATTTACAATTTATAAATCTAATAATGTTCAATTAACTGGTAAAAAATATCACTGTATGGCAGGAGTAAGTAAAGGTTTAACTCTTGCAATGCAATTAAATGAAATAAAAGCTGGAGAATTTGAAAAATCATTTGGAGAGTATGTAAAAGGATTACAACTGTTCGGATGTGATGTTATAGAAACAGAAACAGGAAAAACAAAATTACTATGTGAATTAGAAATATCACAAGCATAACGGAGAGTTAAAAGCTCTCCCCTTGCTTTTAAGGAGGCTAAATGATAATAGGTTATGTTAGTTTAGATGAAGCAAAAGAATTTATAAAAAATAGGTATGAGGAAGTATCTGAACAAGAATTATCAAAAGGTTTATATAAAGCATTAGATAAAATTGAAAGTTTAATGATTAGAGATAGTGGAAAATCTCATAAACAAGAATTAATATTCCCTAGAATTGATGAAGCAAAAGTACCTGATGAAATTAAAAAAGCACAGATACTGGAAGCATATTCAATAGTTAAAGACTTAGATGATGATAATACAAGTGATATTGAAAAAGGCATTGCTAGTAAATCAATAGGGGATATGTCTATAAGTTATACAGCAAATAATACAAATAAAATAGGAGCAACTATATTTGCAAGTTCACAAGCTAAAGCTATTCTTTTTAAATATGTAAGGAAGACATATGATTGGAGTTAAAGTTCAATTCTCTACAAGTAGTTTAAAGAAGTTTGCAGATATAGAAAAGCAATTAAATTTGTTAGCACAATGGAAGTTAGTTGTACAGTTCAATGAAGATAATGTAGAAGCTAACGGGCAAAAGGTTGAGTTAATAGCAATGTGGCTAGAATATGGGAGTGAGGGTTTTAATGTTCATTATCCTGCAAGACCATTTTGGAGAACAGCAATAGATGCTAATATGCAAAGAATTATGAATAGATTTATTTTTAATGCTAATCAAGTTGCACAAGGTAAAATGCAAGCTAGACAATGCTTTGAAGATATAGGCAAACAAATAGTTCAATACATAAAGAAAAGTATAGAGCAAGGAAGTTGGGCAGAACTTGCAGAAAGCACAATAAAAGCAAAAGAAAGAAAAGGAAGTACAACAAAACCTTTAATTGACACTAGGACAATGGTTAATAGTTTAGAGTACATAGTTAAGGAGATTTAAAATGAAATTTAAGTTATCACAGTTTGCTAAAAGTGAGTTAAGAAAATATCAAGTAACTAGAAAATCTGAATATGATATGCATAACCCAGATGGAGCAGAAGAAGTTTATCATTGGGATATGGTTATTTATAAGAAAACTCTAAAAGTAGCAACAGCAGATCCTAATTCAGCAATAAAAGTTTTAAATCAATTTAATGGAAAGATACTTAAAAGCTATGGATTAAAACTAGGGGATATTATAACAGTTGAGAATATCAATTATAGAGTAGTTGAAATTCTACCAAGATTATATGCAGATTTTAATGAGTTTGTGTTGGAGATGATGAAAGATGAATAACATAGATTTAGAAATATTGTTATTAGATAAAATAAAAGAATTAAATAATAAATTTCAAGTTATACCATTTGAACATCTTTCAAAAGTAAATGGCCAACTGAAATTACCAAGAGTTCTTGCAAGGACTATTTCTAATAATGTTATACATAGATATACAAACGATAGAGAAGACACTGAGAAATATGGAGTTTTTAAGCAAACAAATATAAACAAGCATATAATCAGTTTTTCATTTACTTTGAGTAAAAAGGATAGTTTTATAGATGTAGCAGTGATTAGAGATTATTTCACTAATATAGAAGCTATAAACTGGTGGGTTAAATTAAATAGATTGAACTTAGTTATTGAAGAAGTTGGAGAGTTAAAAGACATTACAGACTATTCAGCTAGTGATTTACTTGAAAGATATGTATTTGATTTAACTGTAAGAACTTCTAAGGAACTAAGAACAGAAATAGAAATTATAAAAGATGTAGATTTTGAAATAAAAGGAGGCAATTAATGGCAATAATATTAGGTGCTGAAAAGAAAATAGTATTTTTAAATACTCACAAGCCAAGTCCTGTGGTCCAAGCAACAGTAAATGTAATTGGTGTATTTAGTACCAAGAAAGTTATAACAGAGCAATTAATCACAAGTATTAAAGATGTAACAGGAGTTGCAGAAAGTGATGATGTCTATAAGATATTACAAGCTTGCTTTAATGGTGGAGCAAAACAAGTATTAGTATTTGGTAAGGTAGTAACTGGAAATAATTATAAAGAATTGTTTGATAGTGTTAAAAATGACTGGTTTGGTACTGTAACTGATGAAACTGATATTGAAAAAATACCTTTAATTTCTAAGGAAATTGGAGCAAGACAAAAAATGTTATTTGCACAAGTAAAAACAGATACAGATATTATGACAGCAGAAGCAAAAATCAAAGCAGTAGCAGAGGATACAACAGCTTTATTTTTCAGTAAAAATGATGAATTAATAGCAGGAGCAGTTGCAGGATATTCAATACCACAATTCCCAGGAAGTGTTTTAATAGCTAATAAACTTATAAATGGAGCAGTTGAAAGTGGTCTGACTGGAGCAGAACAAGGAGTATTAGACAAGAATAAATCTAACTATGTAGCAAGAATGAAAGGTCAATTAGGACTTGCTAATGGAGTAACTGTAACAGGCGACCCAATAGATTTTATTCACTGTGTAAAGGCTTTACAATTTAGACTTGAAGAAGATATTACATTATATTTAAAAGCTACTCCAAAACCTACATTTGCAAATATAGGTCCATTAAAAAATATAATTTTAGATAGATGTAATCAATTTGTAAGAATGAAAGCACTAGTAGAGGATAAAACAGTAGTTGATATGGTACCACTTGAAGAAATTCCAAAGAATGATATTTTAAATGGTGTTTTAACAGGGGTAAAAATTACAGTTTACTATGCTTATGGTTTCAGAGAATTATCATCAGATTTATATTTCGCAGTTTAGGAGGGTATAAATGGCTAATATATATAATTACGATAGTAAAAACTATGAATTAATAATAGGAAAAACAAGAGTTGAAGATTATGCAGAAGATACAAAAATTACCATTGAGTATGATAATGATTTTAAAGGGATAACAAAAGGGATAGATGGAGCTAGAAGTGTAAATCAACATAATGATTATGACGCAGTTATAAAGTTTAAAATACTTCAAAACTCTCCATTAAATTTAAGTTTTAAACAAATGGCATTAGCAGAAGGAGATAAAGGGACTTTCCCTGTAACTTTTATAAATAAAGGTTTAGATGGAACATTAGGAGCTTTTTCAGCAAAAGGCTTTTTTAAGAAAATACCTAATTTGGAAATAGGAGCAGATGCTAAGGCACTTGAATGGGAAGTACAATGTATTAATTTAAAATTAGCATAATAGAGTAGTATTAAACTACTCTATTTTTGGAGGTAATAATGGAAAAGAAAGTAATAAAAATAAATAATTTGGAAGTAACTGTAATGGAGCAACCTGCTAGCTATGTTCTTAATTTAGAAAAAAGAATTGGCAGAACTAGAATAATTGATTATACAAAAGAAATTTTAAAATATCCTAGTGGAGTTAATCCAACTCTTGAAGAAATAATTGGGATACCTGAATACATAAAACATAATGATTTAGAATTAAGATTAAATTATAATGATGGACTTTACACAATGGAACAACTATTTTTAGCAGGAATTGACAGTGTTGTATTTACAGGAGAAAAGTTTTTAAAACTATTAAATAAAAATGTAGATGAATTTAAATATAAAGAAATTGAAGAAATTGGAATATCAGTTTGGGAGCAAGTGAAAAATATAGCTTTCTGTGGTTTCATTATGAATACATTTCGTGGAATGTAACTTAAATTATAATGCAGAAAGTATTGAAAATATGATAACTGTATATGGATATTTTATAAAAGATTTTGAAAGGGCAGAAAATTATTCAGTTAAGAAACTAGAAGAATATTTAGATAGAATTTCAAAGATGAATGAGGTGCAATAATGAGTATAGTTGGAGCATTAAAATTTAATATAAATACTTTTTTAAATTCACAAGGATTTCAACAATTCAAAGCTAATTTAAAACAGTCTATGAGTTTAAGCCAAAGATTTAATGAAGTAACAGGTAGTACACTAGGAAAATTAGCTATTGGATATTTTTCAATAAGTGCTCTTGTAGGGCAATACAATAAAGCAATTGAAGCTAGTAATTATCAAATTGAACAAGAAGCTAAGTTGTATAACACTTTAAGGGCTCAAAATTTTAGAGATGAACAAATTAAGTCTATTGTAGATTTAACTTCAAGTTTACAAGGTTTGGGAGTTGTAGGAGATGAAGTAACTATTGCAGGGGCACAGCAATTAGCAACTTATAGATTGCAAGAGGATAGCATTAAACAGTTATTACCAACTATGCAAGATTTATTGGTAAAACAAAAAGGCTTGAATGGTACAGGGCAAGATATGGAAGGTATTGCTAATGTTTTTGCTAAGGCTATGAATGGGCAATCAATGATTTTAAAAAGAAATGGAATTATTTTAAGTGAAAGAGAAGAACAATTACTAAAAGTAGGAACAGAAGAACAAAAAGTTGCTCTACTTACAGAAGCAGTAAGAAGAAGCATAGGAGAACAAAATAAAGAAATGTTAAAAACTCCTGAGGGAAAAATAACATCTGCTAAAAATAGAATAGGCGATTTATACGAAGTTTGGGGAATGTCTATAAGAGATACAAGAGCAAAGTTCTGGGAATTTATAGCAGATAATGCTGAAGGTATTCAAGATATGATAACAAAAGTATTCAAAGCTGGAGGAAGTTTTGTAGATACTTTTATAGGAGTATTTAGAGATATTAAAAAAGGTTTTAATGCTTTACCTGATGAAGCAAAAACAGCATTTAAGGTTATAGGTGGTTTAGCACTCGCAACACAATTTCCACTTGTTACATTATTTTTAGCTATTGAAGATGTATTTGCCGCTTTTCAAGGGAAAGAAAGTTTTACAGAAGATGGAATTAATGCACTATTAAAATTCACTGGAACAGATTATAGATTTGCAGATTTAAGAAAAGGTGTATCAGACTTTTGGAAGTTATGGACTGAGGGAGCAGACAGTGGAATTGAAAAAATTACACTGACAACTAAGGTTTTAACTGATTTATTAGATGTTTTAAAAGGTGGAGCAGGACTGTTGCAAATGCTATGGGGAGCAACAGGAGGAGCAGTAATTGATTTAGGTAAAAACGCATATAAGGCATTAACTGGCGATTTTGACAATATGAATTGGGATAGTTCATTTGGAAATATTAAAGGTGGTTGGAACAAGGTATATGGTGCAGGACAACATATGAAAAAAACTAGCAAAATGCACGATGATTATTTACTTGAAGAAGCTACAAAAGAAATTAAAAGGCAAGTAAAAGTTGAAGATTTTAGAAAAAAAACTCAATTCAGTGAACAAGCCCAAAAAGATTTTATATATAAACCTATTTATTCAGCAAATATCTCTGATTTTGATTTCAATAAAATATTACAGACTAAAAATCTTGATACCAAAGTTATAGATAATAGTAAGAAAACATTAAAACCTAATGTAACAATAAATAACAATCAGACATATAATCCTAGTTTTGTAATTAATGAAGCTACTGATGGAGCTAAAATTAAGAATATGTTTGATACACAAATGAGAAATTATAAGGAGCAAGAGGAACAAAAAATAAGAGCACAAATTGGAATGAATTATGGAATATAGGAGGATATTATGAGTTTTTTCAAACAAGCAGTTGATATGGCTTTGAGTATGCTGGAAAACTCTAATCAAAGCTATATACAAGATATACCACTTGAAGTTATATCAGAAAAAACAAGAAGTTTACCAATGACTTTACCAACTAAGAGGGTTGAGAATGGTTTTAATATAAGTGATAGTGTTAGAAAAGAGCCAATGATTATAAATATTACAGTTGTAGATAATAGCAAAGATTACTTATTAAATAGAGATAAACTTTTAAAGTTACAGGAGCAAGGCGAAGAAGTTCAGTTTGTTTTTTCTAATCGTGATACTTACGAGCATATGATTATTGAAAATATAGAAGAAATTGAAACTGACAAGCAAAAGTATGGCTTTACCTACTATATAACATTAAGGCAAATTCAAGTTGGAGAGATTAAAGAAACTGATGTAAAAATGGATAGTAAAAAAGCTAAAACTTCTGGTGGTAAGAAGAAAAGAACAACAGCTAAGGTAAGTAGTCCAACAAATGCAGAAAAAAGCAAAGTTAATAATGTTACAGGTGGAACAAAAGAAAGAGATAAAAGTTTTTCTAAAACTTTAGCAGGTTAGGAGAAAAAAATGAAAGCAATAGAAATAGACATAACAGAAATTGAAGAAAGAGGAATAATAGCAGAATTACCTAATAACATCAATTTAGAGCTAATTTATAATACTTATGATAGCTTTATATATCTTTCAATTTTAGATAGCTTAAATCAAAGAATAACAGGCTTTAACAAGCTAGTTCCTAACATTGATTTTTTAAGTTTAGTAAGGAATGAAAATAATCTTCAATTAAGATGTATAAAAATTAATGAATTTGCAGAAGAAAAAGATAAGGTTACTCCTCAAAACTTGAATAAAGATTATAAATTTTTCTTGATAGGTGATGATGATGGCGAAGTTATGGAAACAAGTTAGATTAATAACTATTGGAGAGATAGTTTTTGATTATGAGCAACTAGACATTGATTTTGAAGTTAAGTGTACTGATGATAATAAGAGTGATATAGCAACAATAAAACTATATAACTTATCAGAAACAACAAGACAAAAATTAAAACTTAATCAAGATGTATCTATTGACACAGGTTATAGAGATATTCACGGAGTTATATTCAATGGAATAGTTGAAAGCATTAGTACAAGTAGAGATGAAAATGATTTTATAACTACTATTGAAGCTACTCCAAATAATAGGGCATATACTAATACTATTATAAATAGACAATTCAAAGCTGGAATAAAAGCTAGTGAAGTTATAAAACAGATTGAAAAAATGTGTAATTTTACTATGGATATAAAGGAATTAGGCAAAGATACAGTATATCCAAATGGCAAGGTGTTTAGTGGAAGATTATCAAATGTGATCCCAATTCTTGCAAGAGATACAGGAACAATATCAAGATTTACTAATACATCTATTGAATTTAAGTTACCTAACAAAGTTTATTCAAGTGTTCTGCATTTAGGTGGAGAACAAGGTTTAATCAGAATTGATAAAAAAATGGATAAAGCAGATATTAAGAAAAAAGAAAAAAACGGATCTAAAAAAAAAAAAGATGAGAGCAACAAACAAAAATTTGATATTGAGTGTTTGTTAATTCCACTTATTAAGATAGGTCAGTTATTAGAAATTGAAAGCACAACTTTTAAAGGAAAAGTAGTTGTAAAAGAGTGTAACTTTACAGCAAGTGGTTTAGAGACATTTACTGCAACAGCAACAGTAGAGGTGGTTTAATGATAGAAGTTATAAAAACTTTAATAGACGATAGTTTAAATGAATTGCATACAAGTTTACCTTGTGAAATTAAATCAATAAACTATGGTGCTGGAACCTGCACAGTTCAACCTCTTGCTAAAAGAGAGTTATGTAAACAACTTATAAACTATCCTCCATTAATAGATGTTAGATTAGATTTTCTTAAATTTGGTGGTTGGAGTTTTCAAATACCTCGTAAAGTTGGTGATATTGTATGGGTTGGGTTTAGTGAAACGACTTTATCTGATGAAACAAGCCTTGAAAGATTTAGTTTAAATGAACCTTATATTATAGGAAGTTGTGAAAAAGGTTTTGAAGATAATGCAGATGACATAATTTTACAAGGAAAAGGCACTAGAATTGAAATAAAAGGTAATGGAGATATAACAATACTTGCAGGAAGTAATGAAACAACTATAACAAGTAATGTTACATTAAATGGTAATTTAACTATAAATGGTAACACAACTCAAAAAGGCAATACCACACAGACTGGAAATGTATCAATAACAGGTGGAGTAACAGCAACAGAAGATGTACAAGGAGCAGGTAAGAGTCTTAAAGGACATACACACACTTATAATCCAGGAGACCAAAGTCCAACTTCTACAAGTAAAGCCAATTAGGAGGTATAAATGACAAGTCCAAAATTAGATAAAGATTGTGAGTTAGTTTTTGATAACAAGGGAGTTTGTGAGTTAGTTAGTAATGCTGATGACTTAGTACAAGCTATAAGAGTTGAGTTAGAACAAAACAAAGGACAATTTGCATTAAATACAGCTTGGGGCACTCCTTATCTGAATGATACTAACACAGGTATATTACAACTTAAAGATAACAAAAGTAGGATAATTCAAGAAGTTAGCAAGGTTATAAATAAATATGATGGAGTAGAAAAAATTGAAAGTATTGAATTTGAAGATAATTTATTGATTGCTAATATCAGAATTAATGGGGAGGTGTACACAATTTGATAACAGATAAAGGTTTTATAGTGCCTACAATAGATGAAATATATACAAGAAAATTAAATGACTTTAAAAGTGTAAAGCCTGACCTAAGAGAAACAGATAGTAATATCATAATTGCTTGGTTAAGGTTTGATAGTGCTGAAGAGTATGATAGTTATTTACAAGCATTATCGGCATTTAACCAACTTTCAGTTTACACTGCAACAGGCTCTAATCTAAATGCTATTACAAGCCATTTAGGTATGACTTGGAATAAAGAAAAAAAGGCAGTTGGTAAAATTACAGTTACTGCAGAGATAGGAACACAGATTCCACAAGCTTGGGGAATTGAAACAAAGTCAGGAATTAAGTTTGTAACTCTAAATACATCTACTATTACAACTGTTGCAAGAGAAACAGAAATTGAAATAATAGCTTTAGATGGTGGAACAGATGGAAATGTAAGTGCAGGAGCAATAACAGAACAAACAGAGATTTTAACAGGTGTTATATCTATCAACAATAAGTTGAATACATTAGGTGGAAAAGACTTAGAAACAGACACAGAGTTAAGAGAAAGATATCTAAAAAGGCTAGATAGAAAAAGTTCATTTACAACTGAGGGAATTAAAAATTATATCTTACATAATACAAATGTTAAAAAGTGTCAAGTTATAGAGAATGACACTGATACATTTGATAGTGATGGGAGATTGGCACATAGTTACGAGTGTATTTGCTACGGAGATACAAACGATAACATCTTAAAAGCATTATATGAATATAAGATTGCAGGGATTAGAACGATTGGAGCAATTACAAAGAATTTTGACGAAATATCTATTGGCTTCACTAGACCCACAGAAAAAACTGTATTCTTGAAAGTTGAAATTCAAGGTATTAAGGAAGTTTGGAAAGAAGAATTTAAGAAAAATATAAAAGATATTTATTTAAAATACATAGATGAAGTTGAGCCAAACAGTACTATTTACTTATATAAAATCATTGGAGAAATCTATAAAAATGTAAGTGGGATTAAAACTTTAAGAATTAAGTTAGGAGATACTAAATACAGTGAAAGAGAGCAAGATTATAAACTTACTACTAAAGAGGTTGCAATCGCTAATGCTGATGATATAACTATCGAGGTGAATTTATGATACTAAGTAGAGTACCTCATATTTATCATGACACAGTTTATTCAAAAAAAATGTTTGAAATATCAGAAAGTAAGCATTTAAGAATAAGAGATATATATAATTTGTTTTCTAATTTTAATGACATTGATAAATCAGAAGGCTATTTATTAGATGTTTTAGGTGGTAATTTTAAGATTCTAAGAAATGGGCTTAATGATATAGAGTACAGAAAACTATTGAAGTTTGAAATAGCATTATTACATTTTTTAGGAAGTCCTAAAGAAATAATTAGAATACTATCAGAATATTTTAAACTAAATCAAACAGAGTTTAGAATTATAGAGTTATCTGGGAAAATTCTTATTTCTATTCCTGAAAAATTAGAAAAGCAACAAGTATTTAACTTAGTAAAGAAAATTAAAGGTGCAGGTGTAGGGCTAGAAGTTATTAATGGAATCTATGTAGAAGACTACTTAATATCAGAACTGCATGAAATGACACTTGAAGAAATAGAAAAGATTACACTAGCTAGAGATGAGTATTATATTGAAATGTACAGTTTATCAGATTTAGAAGAAATGAATTTAGAAGAAATAGAAGAAATTAAAATTTCAAGGAGGTAAAAAATGGCACAATGGATAGAAGATCCACAAGGTAGACCAGAGGTTGAAAAAGTTACAAAGGAACTAAAATTACCAGTTTGGAAAGCTAATCATAAAGGTAAATTTAGAGAGTTTTGGAATGAAGTATGGGATAAGATTGAGGATTATATTTTAAAATTAAAAGGTGATACAGAAAAAAAATCAAAAGGTTTAAATGATAGGCTTGTATCAGCAGTTGGAAAACATGATGGGGATTTTCCTATTGCAAATGCAGTAGTTGGAAATGTCTATTATTCTGAACTAACAAAAAAATATTATAAGTGCAAAGTTGGTGGCCCAGCTCCGATGCCAAATGGAAATTTTATAGATATGAGTATATTAGAAAATCTTAATAAATTGGAAAATCTAATCAAAACTGATTCTTTCTTAGCTCACAATGAGGGTTGGTTTGAACTATTTGGAAGAGTCATTTACTATGGAACTGTACAATATAATGGTTCTTCAAGTTATACACAAGATTTTA